GCCGCCGATGATGCCACCGATGACCGCGCCCGCCACGGTGCCGAGGCCCGGGATGATGGATCCCACGATAGCGCCCATGCTCGCGCCCGCCACGATGCCGCCGACCGTGCCCTGTGTGACGTTGCCGTTCGAGACGCCGCTCACCGCCAGCGCAGTACCGGCCGCGCCGAGCCCGGCCACCGCACCGAGCGATCCCGCGCTCATGCCGACCCCGCCCAGAGCGGTGGTGAAGTTGGACATGGTCACGCCGCCGGAGGAGAGCGCCTGCCCGGCGATGTTCGTGCCCTGCTGCGCCATGTTGTTGCTGCCGGGGCCGGTCGTGGATCCCGGAGCTCCGCTCACGCCCCCGCCGAGGCCCAGCATTCCGAGGAGGCCGCCGCCCGCCGACTGGAACAGCGACGATGTGGCGAAGTCCGTGAACATTTTGATCAGGTCGTGCTTAAGGGACTTCATCGCCTTCTTGAAGCCGTTCGAGAAGCTGTCCGTGCCCTCGATGGCGTTGGCGAACATGTCCGAGAAGCCAGACTTCAGGTCATTGAAAATCCCCGTCCACGCGTCGCGGAAGGAGTAGGACGCCTTCGACAGATCGTAGATCGCCAGCTCGAAACCGGTGAACGGGTCGGCCTCCGCCATCCGCTTGATGTCGTCCAGCATCTTCTTGAGCGACTCATCGCCCTGCTGCGCCGCGATAGCGAGTTGGCGGAGCTGTTCGGTGGTGACCTTGATGCCGGTTTCCTCCTGAAAAGCCTGCAGCTTGCTCCGCAGAGAGGCTTCCTTCATGCGGATCTCGCGCTCTGCATCCGAGACCTTGCCGTTCGGTCCGGCGTTTGTCGCCTCGCCGCCGAGACGGAGGAGATCGTCGAGCGCGGCCGAAGCACTCAGAACAGGCGTGGCGGCGGCCTTCTTAGCCGTGCCGCTGACCGCTCCGATGGCGGCCTTGAGCTCTTCGAGCTTGTTGAGGGTCAGGTCGACCTTTTCGACGGTGTTCGCCGCGGTCTCGTTGTTGTACTTGTCGACGTTCGTGCCGAGCTGCTCCCAACCTTTGTCGATCTTGGAGATAGTCTCCTGCAGCGGATCGACGAGTCCCTTGCCCGCAAGGTTGTCGGCGAAGGAAATCAGGCCGCCGAGGGTATCCTTGATGCCATCCGGCAGGTATTTGCCGAACCACTGGAGCAGAGTCTTGGCGAACTCGGTCATAGGATGCAGGGCTTTGGCGAGAAAGACCGCGATGGTCGTGACAATGCCGGTCAGGATATCATTGACCGCGTTGGCGAAGAACTTGATCGTCTGCCACGCGGAATTGAAAATGATCTTCCAGCCCAGCATGACGCCCTGCACGCCCTGCACCAGCTTGCCGAACAGGTCGATGATCGCGGGCACGGTGACGCCCGACTGGACCAGCCAGTTGCCGATCACCGCCGTCATGACATCCTTGGTCGCGGTGAGTTGATTCCCGAAATCGTCGAGGGCCTTGACCGAGTCCTTGCTCAGGATCCCGCCGAACCGCTCCGCTGCATCGCCGACAGCGTACAGACCATCCCGGCCCTGTTCGAGTGTCGGGAGGAGGCGCAGGGCAGAGTGTCCGAACAGCTCTTGAGCGATGGTCATGCGCAGGGTCGAGCTCTCGGTGTCGTGGATGACATCCGCGACCTCACCGAAGAGAATCTCGGCGCTCTTGAGTTTGCCGCTGGCGTCACGAATGCTGATGCCGAGACCTTCGAACTTAGCCCGCGCCACATCATTGCCCGCGGCGGCCTGCTGGGCGTTGATGCTGAGCGTGCGGAAGCCCATCGCGACGTCTTGAATGTCCCCGCCCGCGGACTTGGCGGACGCGGCGATCTTCTGCAGGTTGGTGGTGGAGACGCCCGTCTGCTTCGACAGCTTTTCGAGCTCGCTGGCGGTGTTGATGATGCTCTTGATGAACTGGGCGACCTGTAGCCCGGCCAGTATGGTTCCGAGGGTGATGAGCGTCTTCTTGACGCCGCCCATCGTCTTGTCGAAATCGCTGGTCGCCTGCTGAGCCTTCTTCATGCCCGGCGACAGCTCGTCGCGCATGCGAAGGACCGCGGTCAGGACCTGTTCGTTCGTTACGCCCATCTTATGTGTCCAGCTTCTTACGCGCAGCCTCCTGCGCCTTCAGCTTGTCGTTCAGCTCCTTGGACTTCTTCTTCAGCGCCGCCTGCTCGTCCTGCTTACGGAGGAAGAAGCGGATCTGTCCGATGTTCAGTCGCATAAACTCGCTGCGCGACGTAACGATGTGTTCGTTGCGGAGGCCCTTGTAGAGGGCGAACCAGTCGATGGTGGCGTCCCTGAGTTTGCGCCGCCGCTTTACTGGTCCGCCTTCTGAGGGTTTGCGGCACTCTTCTCCTGATCCAGCCCCGACATCTGCAGGAGCGCGGGCAGGGCCGTGACCGACTCCACGAACGCTCCGACGTTGAACCGGCGGAGGAAGGCGCGGTAGCCGGGGAAGGCGTACTTCTTCGCTTCCAGATCGGCATCGCTGCAGCCGGTCTTGCGGAGCGAGAGGTACATCAGAAACATGATGTTCTTGGCCTTGATCTGTCCGAGCGACTCGCTGAACAGCGAATCACCGACCGACTCTTCGTAGTCGACGATATCGGAGAGGTCGAGGGGAAGGAGGGTCCAATCCTTGCCGTCGCGATCCTTGACGACCGGAGCGGTCACGAGACTGCCCTTGGCCATTTCGCGCAGCTCGGAGGTGGGGGTCTCTTTGGCGGTTTCCATACGTTCCTCAAAAACTCAGCAATGGCGGCTGGACCCCGGGGCTTACAAGGTCCCGCGGGGCCCGAGCCGGTTCAGATCACGGTGTCCGTGTTGCGCACGGTCATGGTGCACTCGTTCGCCAGCGTGGTGCGGTACGCCTTGAAGTCGGCCGCGATCTTGATGCGGCCGGGCTTGTCGATCAGGACGCGCACGTTGTCGAGCAGCGAGACGGGGCAGGTCAGGATGATCTCCTCGTAGACCCCCGCGGCGATGAGGTCGCCCGTGAAGGAGACCTTGAACTCGCGCTGGGTCGTCGCCGAGAAGTCGTCGTACTCGGCCCACGAGGCGAACTCCATCTCGAAGGAGCCGGACAGGGACAGCTTGTTCTCGGGCACCGGCTCGCGGCTGTACTGGGACCCCAGCTTGGGACGGGGGCCGAAGCCGTTGTCGAGCTTCAGGGTGAAGTGGTCGACTTCGACGTCGACGTCGTTCCACTTGACGATGCCCTGATGGTAGACGGAGACCTTCGAGGTGCCGTACGAGGGCGTGCTCTTCGCCTCGCGCGTCTCGTCGGTGCCGATCAGGCTCGCGGTCACGCGCAGGATCTCGTCGACGCCGCACGAGAACTCGATGCTCGACACCTTCATGCCCCGGTAGACGAACGCCTTGTTGGGCTCCGTCACGAACTGGGAGCTGTCGCGGAAGACCTCCATGGTCATGCCCGCGAGCGGGGTGTCGGAGATTGTGAAGACGTGCTGGTACGCGGTGGGCGCGTTCGTCACGTCCGGCTGGGTCGTGTCGACGGAGCCGAAGGCGTGCTTGGCGATCTTGAGCCATCCGCCGTACGTCGCGTCGAAGACCAGATCGCCCGCCACGGAGATCATCCCGGCGATGACGTGGTCGTTCAGGACGCCGCGGCGGAGAACGGAGTTGGACTCGATCCGCGCGACCTGCTTCGAGATGCTTTCGGAGATGAGTTCGATGAAGTGGGTGCGGGCGACTGCGCTTCCCCAAACGACTTCGTCTCCGAAGCCGATGTGAGACCGCATGCCGAGGCCAACATTCTGCGCCATGGTCCTAATGTCCTGTCAAAGAGTGGAGTAAAACGAGACCATCCCCATAGGACGGGGGCTATTCTCTTGGACAGGAGGTACGAGGATGCTCTGCAGGCTCAGCGGGCGTTAACCCGGACCGTCACCTCGACCTGCAGGGCCGCCGCGCGGACGTCGGCCGAGATAGTGGCGACGAGATCGTCCTCCTGCGGCTCGAACTCCACGGTCCTGACCATCATCCAGAGGATCTGGGCGTTGGCGGGCATGGAGGCCGCGGGCAGGGTGAAGTTGGCCGTCAGCATGTTGGCGATGGTGACGGCGTCGGCCGCCGTGATCTGGGTGGGGTTCTCGTTGAGCCCCATCTTGCGGAGGTAGATGAGGCGGAAATTGTGCTTCTGGATCATGACCCGGGGCATCTCCGTCTCCTCGACGGTCATGGCCGGGGAGGGATGGACCCAGATGCCGGGCACGAGGGTGGCAAGGCCCGGGGTGGGCTGGGACGCAAAGCTGCCTTGGATGATGGACTTCAGGCCCATCGAAGACTTCAGCTCGGCTTCCAGCAGGCGTGCGAGCTCGTTCCAGATCGGCAGGACGGGGTAGGCGTTGGTCGTCATATCAGCTCCGCTGGATGTTCCGCTTGACGCAGTGCGCGACGATCTCCCAGCCGTTGAAGGAATGATCGTCCATCTGGCCGACGTCGTAGTACACGCCGCGGATCAAGAGGAGGTCGTTGGGTAGCACGCCACAATTCCCCGGGAAGTAGACATCGGCGCGGTCGACGGAGATCATGCCCGCGAGCGGGTGATTGATCACGTCGTTGCCGCCATCCTGCACCATGCAGGACACCTTGTCCTTGACGGTCGAGTAGTCCGTCAGGATGCGGTCCCGAATGGTGGTCACGTCCACCATGTAGTTGGCACGGAGGATGCGAGCCTTCTGGTTGAAGAAGTGCAGCGAGCGGTAGTTCATCAGACAGCGTACTTCTTGTAGGCCGCCACCATGCGCTTGATGTAGGGCGGGATGGAATCGGGCTCGTAGCTCTCGCTCTTCGCGCCGAGAGTGGCCGCGGACATGCCTTCGGAGCCGGACCGGCTGAGCAGCCACGCGACGAGGTGCACCGCCGCCATCTCCGCGTCTTCCGGGAGGGTGGCGTACCCGGCGACGTAGACGACCTTCACGTTCTGGATGCCGCGCTGGAAGAAGGTGGCCGTGCCCTGAAACAGGCGCACGCTGCCGATGTTGCGCTGGCCGTTCGCGTCGTACACGTAGTTGGCGGGCAGCAGGAGAGACGCGGCATCGAAGACGCGCGTCAGATCGTCGTTGATCGAGGTGATCGCGCTGACCGGATAGTGGTCGAGGATGATCTCGTTCGTGCGGTCGCCGTCGTAGTACTCCGTGTAGGTCGCCTCATGGAGCGGGTGGCCGATGTGATGTTCGAGCGCGAGGGACGCGGCCGGGATCAGGTCGTTGATCTTGTCGTCCAGATCCGTGTTGTCAGCGTCGAGGTTGAGATGACGCTTCACGCGCGCGAGGGTGGTCCAATCGGTCATATCGGCTCCTACGATCTACTTCCTTGGACCCTCTTCAGGAGGGTGAGGGTCCCCCGACTGCCATGTCTTCGTTGATCAGGCGCGCCAGAGCTTCGAGGAACCGCGGGCCGATGATCTCCATCTGCTTGAAGAAGAACGGCTGGGGCCGGGTGCCGGGGTGGCGCACCTTCTTGGCGAAGACGCTCTCGGCCGAGCCGCTGGCGATGGAGACGCCGTACGCGGTCATGCCGCGGGGCCCGAAGGGGACCTGCAGGGTCTTGCCGCCCTCCATGAACCAGTGCATGAAGCGCCGCTGCCGAGCGAAGCGGACCGACGGCCGGGTCCCGACCTCGACGTAGTACGCGTAGCCCGCGCCCGGGCCGCCCGCGCCGATCCGAACGCCGGGGTTGTCGCTGCCCCAGCCCTCGACTTGATGGTTGATCGACGCCTTCAGGAAGCGGGTCGCTTTGGGCACGTCCTGCATGGCGAGCACGACGTATGCATTGCCCGCGTCTTCCAGCAGCGCCCGCATGCGGGGCGACTTCGGGAGGTACGCGAGCTGCTGCAGCTTGGCGATGAGCTCAACCGTGCCCGAGACCTGAATCGTGAAAATTGGCTCGGTCATACGTCGAACTTCTGACGGAAGCCTTCCTCTTCCTTGCTGAGGCCATGCCGGTAATACGCGCCCTTCGCCATGTGCCGGACCTGATCGGTCGAGCCGCGCTCGTTGAAGAGATGGTCGATGGTGATGCCCTGCAGGAGGTGGGCGTCGGACTTCTCGATCACGTTGCCTTGCTTGTCCTTGCGATCTAGGCGACGCAGCAGCCGCGGGCCCGCGGGGCTGTCGACCCAGACCGCCATGTGCGCGCCCTCCATCTTGATGCCGGGCTGGTGTTTGAAGACGCGCTGCACGGGATAGGCCCCCATTTCGTCGTCGCGCTGGAGCATCACGTTGTAGTGGTCCTCCTTGAGCTCCGGCAGGGTGCCGCGCAGGCGCTCGTCGCCGTCGACGATGAAGTAGTAGTCCCCGTTCTTGCCGAACTCGAAGAATCGATTGCGCTTCTCCCACTCGGTCGGCCACGGCAGGTACGCGCCCTTCTCGTAGTACCCGTAGTCGAACTTCTTGCCGCCGCACATGCACTGGGTCTTCGGCATCACGATGTGCTCGACGTCGAAGGACTTGGCGATCTCAATGGTGCGGTCGGTCGATTCGGCGCTGACGAAGCGCGCCAGCATGTCGTTGCCGATGCCGGTGTTGCCGAGCGACAGCTCGACGGCGGCTTCGATCCGGACGTGCCGGACCCACGACGCATAGGCCCCGTCGATCAGGATGATCTTGGCCTGCGGAAGAACGTGACGGATTGAGCGGAGGCAGTCAGGGAGGAGCGCTTCCTCCTGATAGACGTTCAGGCAGGCGTATAGCGTCATGCGGTGCTCTGCAATGAAAAAGAAAAACCCCGGGTCCATCCACTTGGACAGACCCGGGGTCTTAGTGACTTGGTTGCAGAGCCGGGATCAGATGCCCCAGTCCACGCCCTTGACCACGTAGGGCTGGCCCGTGGCGAAGACCGGCTGGAAGTCGCCGCGCCAGTCCTGCACGAGGTTCTGGGTGCCGGAGCGCGGGCCGCGCGGACGTTGGTCGTCGAGTCGTTGAAGCCGGACGCGTTCAGGTCCTCGCGGAACTTCTCGGAGACGAGCACCGAGATGTTGTCGACCTTGCCGATCTCGCCGGTCAGGATCGTGGCCTGCGGGCCGTACTTCTCCAGCGTCATGATCTCGGGCATGCTCAGCAGCGCGATCAGGCCGCGCACGCCGACCATGTAGGCCAGCTTGCTGGGCAGGGTGCCGTAGCGACCCATCTTCGAGCGCATGGAGCGGAGCAGGCCGATGCCGGTGGCGACCACCGCGGGAGCCCACGAGGAGAAGGACGTGTCCTTCGAGACCAGCGCCAGCTTGCGCAGGCCCTTCCAGACCTTGCGGGCGTCGGTCGAAACCGTGACGTCGGCGTCCATGTGGGTCGTGGAGTTGTCGCCGTTCAGGTAGGCGTCCTCCAGCGTGTACATCATGGACTTCGCGAGGCGGTTCTTGAGGTACTCCAGAATCGGGATGATCGAGTCCTCCGTGATCTCGTCGCTGAAGACCATGTTCGTGGTCAGCTTCGACGCGGTCAGGGTGACGTTGCCCGTCGAGGGCGTGGACGCCGGGTACAGGTTCGGGGTGTCCGACGTGTTCTCGGGCGTGAGATACGTGGTCGGATCGGTGTCGCCCGTGGGCAGCTTGTAGATGGGCGTCGGCATCTGGATCTCGGCGAACTGCCCCGCGATCACGGCGTCAAGCCGGACGCGGTCGTAGAGATCGGAGCTGAACTCGGTCGGGACCCAGTCCGCGCCGGAGCCGCCGGTCGCGGCGGCCATGGCCTTGGCGACTTCGGTGCTGCCGCGCTCGTCGAGGAAGCGGTCCTTGTTCTTCTGGAAGTACTCCAGCGTGGTGGGGTGCTTCCGGGTCAGCGACGCCAGCATGACGCAGTCGTCGTTGAACTTCTGGAACTCCTTGACCTCCGGCCGCTCGGACTTCTCCAGAAGCACGCGGGGCTGGGGCTTGGTGGGCTCCTCTTCCATGATGAAGGGGGCCTTCCGCTTTTCGGCGGCGTGGATGGCGTCGCGGTCGGCGAGCGCCTTCATGAACTTCGCTTCGAACGCCTCGGCGTTGAAGGAGCCCTGACCGGCGTTCTTCTTCTCGATCTGCTTGCGCGCTTCGGCCATCGTCTGCGCGATCTCGTCCTGAATCTTCTTGAGGTCCATGATTTTTCTCGTCGGCTGCTTGGAGTCTAAGGACGTGACCGCGCGGGCACATACCCGCTATGCGGTTGGTTCAATGAGGTGTCGATGTGAAAATTTGCGAGGGCGGCTCAGAGCTGCGTGACCAGCTCCAGCAAAGCCTTCGCGGCCTGAAGCGTTTCGTTCGCTTCCTTCAGCTCGGCGTCTTCCTTCGCTTTCGCGGCGGTACGCTGAGCCTCTTCTGTCTCAAGTCGGATCTTCTCGGCGATCTTCCGGTCGGCTTCGGCCTTCGCATCCGCGGCCACCTTATCGGCGGCAGCCTTATCGGACGCGGCCTTTTCCGCGGCGATCTTAGCATCGGCCTCCGCCTTCGCCTTGACCGCCTCGTCTTCCGCCGACTTCGACAGGTCGCGCTTCACGACTGCGAACGCCCGGCGGTTGGCCGCCTTGTCCACGAGGCTCACCTCGTCGATTCGCATGTTCTTGAGTTTCATGGTCTACTCTCTTGGACAGCACATCCCGCGCGGTGCTTCTGTTTTTCGCGTCAGTCCGCGTTTTCCGCGCGCCCGCCCATGGAGAAACCGGTGATGTCGCCCTTCTTGATCGCGTTCCACAGCTCGTCGTCGTGGACCTTCGCGGCCATCATCCACGTTCCCTTTTTGACGGACTGGTTGCCGATTCGTTGGTCGTTGTCGGTGATGTAGTTCTCGACGATGGACGCGCGGGGTCCGGCGGTCTCCTTGTGCATCACGCCGAGCGTCTTCGAGTCGGCCATGAAGCCGTGACACGCCTTGCGGATCTCGTCGGCGGAGGCGCTGTCGCCCTGCGAATCGACGACGTCGGGCTCGTAGACGACGCCCTTGACGATCCGCTCTTCGGCGTCGACCTTGGTGAACTCCACGTTGAGCTTCCAGTTGACCGAGCCATCCTCGTTCGGGGTGACGATGAACTCGTTCTTGTGCACGACGGTCCCGGCCTTGATGGCACCGCAGATTTTGGAGGCGGACTCCTGCGAGTAGCCGTCCTTCTGGCGGTCGATCAGGCACTGGCTGAAGGGGTAATGCTCGCCCTTCGCGGCCTTGCAGAGCTTGCGCACGCCGTACGCTTCGACGTGGGACATGCCCTTCATGACGGGGGAGGTGGGGGCGTGGTCGTCGCAGCACTGATCCATGTCGCCGGGATCGTTCGGATCGACGACATCCGTGGGCGCGCCGGACGGGGCGCTCAGGGGTGCCTTGGGGGCCTTCGCGGCCTTGGAGATGGTGAAGGAAACGCTCGACAGCTTGATGTTGCGCATGGGTATTTCAGCTCCTACGGTCTATTCCCTTGGACCATAGGAACCGAAATACTCAGCGGCGAATTGCGGGGTTGAAATGCGCGACGATCACGAGGGTGTAGTACGTGTGCGCCGGGTTCAGGTTCTCCTGATTCTGCAGGCAACTCCCGCAGTCGGCGCAGTACTGCTTTTCTTTGTCGTTGAGCACGTTCACCGTCCCGCAGAGGCAGGTCCACTTGAGGCCGACGGGGATGCTCGATCCCTTCGGCCGCTTGAAGAAGAGCATGCGGCGGCGCTTCTTAGTCTTGGGATTGTCGAGGGTGAAGTCAATGTTATTCGCGTCGTCGCTCATTGCGGGCCTTCCAGACTGCGTGCATCATCTCGGGCATGTACCACTGCTGGTACATGCACATTTTGTTGAGGTCCTCGAATCGCAACGGCATGAAGTACGAGTGCACGATCTCGTACGGCACGTTACATCCGCGGAATTCGCACAGTGCTACCCCGACCGTCCGGATCTCGCGCGCGCTCGCGCGGAAGTCATCGGGTCGAAAGAACGTATCCCGCCCGTAGAACGGGCAGGCGAAGTGCAGGAGGCCCTGAACGTCGAGGGTCGCCCGAACTTCAATCACTCCCCATCGGAGTCTGTATTCCATGCGCCCTCCCCGGTCGGGGCCGGGCGGTTCATGTGAGGTGGAGCTTCACCTTCTCTCCGGGCTTCGGCGGAGGAGGAGCGTCACCTTCCGTCACGACGTCGATGATCGAGAGGCCATGCTGGAGCTGCTTGTCCAGCGCGGCCGAGAGCTCCGGATGGACAAGCGCGGTCGTCGAGAACGAACCGCCGTGGATCCGGAAGGCGTCGATGGTGCCGTAGAGCTTCGGCATGAAGATCGGCGGCTGCTGGAGCTGGATCGCCATGGGCATGTGCGCGTCGAAGGACTTGCCCTCGAAGGCCGCCTTCAGGTTGTCCTTGTCGACCTTGACGTAGTACTCGGCCCCGCCCACCACGACGAGGATCCAGATACCATCTTCGAAGAATTCACGACCCTTGGCGCTGAACGGCTTGAACTTCGAGGCGTCGTCGGACATGCGATGTTCCTTCAATGTCAGAGAGAAATCTGATCAGTACGCAGGATGGCCAGCTCGTCGGGTCGGAAGATCATCATCGCGGTGCCGTCGTAGGTCAGGATGCCGCTCGACTGGTCCCAGTCGATCACGTCGGCGAGGTAGGATTTGCCGCGGTAGACGATGCGGTATTTCTTGGAGGGGGCGAGTGCGTTCAATGAGTTCATTGCTATCCTCTTGGACAGGTCGCGCGCGTCGGGCTTAGGGCGCTTCGCCCGAGTCCGCCGCCGGAACGCCGTCCGGCAGGAGGAGGTCGGCGAATTCCGAGGTCCCCGAGTAGTAGCTGGCGATGCACAAGCAGCCGCATACGTTCTCGCCGGACGCGTTCAGATCGCCGGGGGCGCTCATCATGTCCACACCCGTCCGGCTGCGCGCCTCGAAGGGCTCGTCGAGTGCCTTCACAACGCCGTGCAGGATGACGTGGTTCTCGCCGCCGGGACGCTGGCGGGTGGTCGGGATCTGCTCGCTGATCCAACGCTTGTACTGGACGACGCCGCTGTCGACCGCGGCCTCGTAGCGCGCGGTGTTCGTGAGCGTGACCATCTCCGTGCGGGCGATCCGCTCGGCCCGGCTGACGGAGACGTCGCCGTCGAAGATGTCGGCGATTTTCCCGATCAGCTCCTTGTACGGCGTCTCGTTCTTGTACGCCTCGGACAGAGCCTCACGCAGCAGGTTGCGGGTCGTCTCGTTGATGATCCGAACCTTCTCGGCCGCGTAGTCCGCGAGGAACTTCTGGACGCGGTCGTTGGTGAGGCGGAAGTCCTTGTTGATGCCGAGCGAGCTCAGCAGAGCCGAGCCGTACTTCTTGAGGAGCTTCTCCGCACCCGCCATGAGCACAACGCGCGTGGAGTTGTCCTCCTGCTGGGCGTCGAAGACAGCGTCGACGATCAGGTCGTCGTTCTCTCCGTCCGCCTTGCGGAAGGGCCAGTGATTATTCAGGGAGGCGATGATCCGCTGGCCCTGATCGGCGAAGAGCCCGCGGACGCGCTTGTACAGCTCGCGCTCGTCCGGCCCGGCCGACTGCTTCCAAACGAGGTACTCTGTGTAGTCCGCGACTTGCTGGCGGTTGGTCCAGTCCGGCTCGGCCAGCTCGCGCTTGTCGATCCAGATGTGGTCGTCCTCGCTCTTGGTCTTGGGCCGCCCCACAGGCTTCTGCAGACTCGCGACCTGCGTCGGACTCCCCGCGGCGGCGGTCTCACCGACCCCGGGCTGCGCCCGGCCGATGGGATCCTTGCCCACGCTCGGAGCTGCCGCCGCCTGCTGGGCGGCGTACTTGGCCGCGATGGCGGTGGGATGGGTCTTGGTCGGGTTCTTGACGTCGTAGAGGCCGACCGGAGCCCACCACGAGTCACCCCATTCGACCGGCGGCATGTCCCACTCAATGAGACGCGCCTCGTTGATGGTCCAAATGCCGTGGGTGACGTTCGACTGGGCGATGTCGGCCTTGATCTTCTCGTCCTCAATGATCGTCGCCAGCGTCTTCGTGATGAAGTCGATCTGGAATCCGGTCAGGAGGAGGAAGTCGTTCAGGAAACTCTCGAAGCGCTGAATCTTCGGGATGATGTTGTGCTGCCAGAAAATCTTCTTCTCGTCGTTGACCGCGCCCGTCGAGCGGCCGACGACGCCCACCAGCACCGGGGGCACGCCGTACGCGGCGATGACGATGTCGCGCTGCTGTTCCTTGCCCTGTAGGTACTGCATGTCGGTGTGCTTGGATCCGACGGGCACGAAGTCCAGACCCTCTTCGAGGATCGCGATCTCCGCCGGGTTCCCGCGGTGCTTCCGCGCGAACACCTTCATGAGGCGGTTGTAGGCGATCTCGGTCAGCGTGTTCGGGGTCTTCAGGACGCCGCCGGGCGTGGCTCCTTCGATGAAGAACTTCTTGTTCCACGCCGTCATGTACAGGTCTTGGATGATGTCGTTCTGCGCGGCGGCGCAGGGAGGGATGCCATAGTATTCCGACATGGAGTCGGCGTACTTCAGATGCAGGATCTCCTGCGGCTCGTACTTGATGTAGTCGGCCGCGCCCGGGACCCAGTATTCGTACCGCTTGATGCGCTTCTTGGCGTCCGGGATGATGCGGACGCGGTCGGGGCGGAGGGGATAGATGGCGACGATCTTACCCTTGGAGTCGCGCTGAACTTCCCAGAAGGCGTTGCCCGCCAGCTCCATGTGGATGAACGCGACCTCGATCAGGTCGTGCCACGTCATGTACGAGTTCGGCTTGATGTAGAATCCGGACAGCTTGTTGGGCTTGACCGGGTCGCCGTTCTCTTTCCAGACGAACTTCACCGAGGCGCAGGACGCCGCGATCACGCTGGAGCAGCGATACGTCCAGACGTGGTTGCCGTAGAGCTTGAGGAAGTTGCGGAGGTCGACGTAGCTGAACCGCTCGGAGATGAGCGGAGCCTCCATCGGCTCGTGCCGCTCAATCTCGTTGGGGTCGGTGATGCGGCCCTGCTGGACCTTGATCAGACGCTCCATCTGCGCCTGCGTCGAGCGCAGTGCTTCCCGGGCCTTCTCCAGCTCGACTTCGCGGGTGTCGCGCACGGGGGCGGGCGGCGGGAGTGGGGCGGCCTTACGGATCGATTCCGGAGCTCCGAGGTACTGGCGGGCGCTGTTGGTGATGAAGTCGATGGCGCGCATTACTCGTCGTCCAGATCAGGGTCAAGGTGGAGCATGCGGGTCAGACCTGCACCGCTCGCTGAATCCTTGGACCGCTGGTCGGCGATGGCTGCGGGGTCACTTCGGTAGGTGTGCCCCTCCCCCACGAATCGGATGTTGGGCTGCCGGAGACCGCTGTACCGTAGCTCCACCAGCCGGTACCGGCACTGGTCGAGGGAGTGGTCGGAGCAGCTCTTGGGGATGTCGTCCTTGATGGTCTTGTGCTTCTTCGCCCGCCGGACCTCAGCACAGAAGAGCGGGCACTCCTTCTTGTTCGCGAAGATGTGGTGCCAGCCGGAATTGTCCCGGACCCGCTGGCGCATCAGCTTCCAGCCCTCGACCCGCTCGATCTTCTTGACCGGCTTGATGTGGAAGAACTCCTTGCCGGTCGCCGGGTTGATCTTGCTGTTGAGCTCGTTGATCCACGTCTGGGCGGCCGAGTCGCCCATCATGTTGCGGATGGACTGCACGCCCAGCTTCTGCAGATATTCGATGGCGTCGGCGAAGACGAAGTCGGCCAGCTTCGCGCCGTCCCAGACCTTCTCGCCGATCATGAAATCGTTGTCGTTCACGGGGTCGGTCTGCCAGACGCCCATGACGGTCGGATCCTCGCCGCCTCCGGTGAAGTCGAAGGAGAGATCGACGGGGCCCCACTCCGGCCGGAAGTTGAAATCGCCCTCCTGCACATGCTCGTTCCAGAACTGGAAGAACGTCGCGGAGGACCGGGTGCGCTTGCATTCCTTCTGCCACATCCAGACGTCGCGGTCGAGGACGCGCCAGTCGGAGATGACGTCGTCGATGGCGACGGCCCCGTGCGCGCGCGCGAGGTCGCCCTGACACGACGGCAGGATCGGGCAGGTTACACAGTTTTTGAAAATCTTGTCGGGCGGGAGAATGACCGTCTTGGTGGGGTCTTCCAGATCCTCGACCTCCAGCGGCGCAACGGCGCGTTCACCGTGCCGAGCCTCGGTGCACTGCTCGGCCGAGTCCTTGTAGCACGAGATCATGTAGTCGTAGCCCTTGGCATCGGCGTTGGCGACGAGCTGGTCCATGATCCCGTCCTCGAACTTGCGCGAGGAGACGTAGGACATGTGCGCCCGCAGCTTGCCGTGCGAGCTCGGCATCATCTTCGCCTCTTCTAGAATGAAGGGGTCGGAGATGAGGTCGTTCTCCTCGGTGCGCATCTTGTGCGGGTGCTGGGAGTTCACGCCCGCCCACGTCGCGCAGACCTGATTGTAGACCGAGCCGTTCCACATCTTGGTCTCGGCCATCGTCATCAGCTCGGCGGCCTTGAGGCTCAGCAGCACTGGGTGGGACAGGTAGCGCTGAACGTACTGGTACGTGCGCTTGGCGTGCGCTTCGATGGCACCCATCCCGACGGTCCAACAGCCGCGCTTGAGCAGGAGCTCGGCGGCGATCAGCTTCGCCACGGACAGGGTCTTGTAGCCCCCGCGGGGGCCGACGTAGATGAGATGGCGGGACGTCTTCTCCCGGAACTGCGGCAGGTCGACCCGGTAGCTGTACCAGATGAAATCCCAAGGCGTGCAGTGGTCTTCACAGATCGACTGCCACGGCATCGGCTCATGCGTCAGCGCGGTCAGGAAGGTGTAGAGCTCGATCTCGCGCTGGGGCGGATTCTTGAGGTAGTGGAGGAGGATCTTCTCATCCTTGGCCACGATCTGGGCGGGGGTCTTCCCGGCGTAGGCCGCGGTGATCTTGTCCACCTCGTCGGCCGTCATGCGGTCGTCGTTGGCGAGGATCTGCGGGGTGATCTTCATCAGGGCACCTGCAGATCCTGCTTGGTGCGCGAGACGGCCCGGAAGAACTCCGTCGCGAACGCGAAGATGAAGGCGGTGAGCACGATGGTCGCCGCGATGATGGCGACCTTCCGACCGATGGCGCGGAGCATACCATCTTGGACCGCACCTGCGGTATGGGTGCGGGGCAAAGAAAAAGCCCGGGGACTTTGCATCCCCGGGCTTCGGTTGACTCGTACTTCAGTGTCGGAGGCTCTTGTTCGTGCCGTCCGGTTTCTCGACGTCCACGCTGTCGATCACGTATTCCGTGTCGAATCGCCACGGTTTGACCAGATACTGGTGGTAGTGGAGCGTTGCTCGCTGGCCGGTCTGGGCGACCTCCTTGAGCCGCTGCACGACGGCCTCGTCTTCGACGCTGAACGCCCATGTGGTGGGAACGGCGACACCGTTCCCGTCGGTACTCGTGCTCCCCACGTTGAGCTGGCCTTCCCAGCTCTTCATGCTGAGGCCCCTGTGGCTCAGCTTCGTCACCACTCCGACCCGGTCGCCGTCGGAATACGACGGATCGCAGCCGGACGGGAAGAGGCACAGGACGAACGGCAGGAAGAGGAGTGCGAGGATCGCGACGGCGGCGAAGACAACCATGCCTTCAAAGAGCGTGAAACCTCTTTTCATGACCTATCTCCTTTCAATAGAAATCTTTTTCCGTGTGGCGCTTTCGCCACGAGCGATACTTCTGTGACGTCGATGTTCTTGATCTGTGTCGGAGAAACGACGGGCTCGAAAAAATACCAGCCCCCTGTGCCCGGCGCGATGTCTTCGAACAGGTACGCCGACCCGTGGATCTGGTCGATCTTCGCCTCCCACCGCTTGTTGGGAGCCTTGCGGATGTACAAAACGTGGCCGTCCGTGCTGCGCTGGACGTAGAACATCTCGATCTTCTTCACTGGATCATCGCCTCCGCGATGGCCGCGCGGATCTCCTCCTGCGTGAGCTCGGGCAGTCCGGCCACGAACTTGGAGAGGAGCATCTGCTCGGCGTCGTAGAACCCGGCCATCCGGAACGCGCGGCTGACCTCCTCGTCGACCGCGCAGTAGGACTCGGCTGTTGCGTGGCGGGGATTGGTGATCACGCCAGCACCGAAGGGGCAGCAGCACGAGAAGTCGGGCGCGACGTAGAAGCCGCCGTTGTACCAGCGGCCCACCAGCAGCGACCGGCGGGCGACTTCGGGCCGCATCCGGGCGATGGTCTTCAGCGCGATTTCTTTGGGCGTTGCTTCCATGCCAATAAGAACGCGCGCACACAAGCGTTCCTGTAAATATGAAGCACGAACTCGAAACAATCCAAATGGTGGGAGATGCCGACGACGTGCTGGTCCATCTGTGCACGGCCACCCGCATGGGACGGGGCCGGGTGATCGCCGCGGCGCTGGAGTTCTTCATGAACGCCTACGTCGACCTGCCGGGGCCGGGCCCGCGGCAGATCGTCGACCGTCTCATCACCGAGCGAGACCAGCAGGGCACGATCAAGGACGCCACAGAGATGGCGAAAATCATGGCGGCGTTGAAAGCTGCAGGATCCGAGCATTCCTTAGAGAGTGGGCAACCTAGAGACACGACAGCGGGCGTTGCGGGCGCAGGTCCGCCGGGAAGCGATCATTGATCGCCTCGGTCGGAAGTGCGTCCACTGCGGCACCAAGGGCTCGAAGAAGAACAAGCTCGAAGTCGACCACAAGAAGCCGCGGGACTGGTACCTCCGGGCGTTCTCCCAGCTCGGCCGCGTGAGGCGCTACGAGCAGGAGGAGAAGGAAGGGAAGTTGCAGGTTCTCTGCGCTAAATGTAATAAGATAAAAGGTAACCGCACCCCACAGGCCGCAATAGCCTAAGCCCGCAGCACCTTGTCGAGGCCCGCCAGATTCTCCACCGCCTTCGTATTGGAAATCTCGACGTAGACCTGAGTGGTCACGATCCGGGAGTGGCCGAGTTGCTTCTGGACGAAGCGGAGATCGTTGGTCGCCTCGTACTGCTTCTGACCGTAGAAGTGACGGGCCTTGTGGATCGACCGAGGCAGGATCCCCGCGCCCGCGCAGGCGACCGCCCACACGCGCCAGAGGCCGTTGCCCGTGTACCGCTCGCCGCGCTGGGGCCGGAAGACGGGGCCCGGTTCCATGCCGCGAATGAACTTCTTAAGGATGGCCCGGAGGATCGGGGAGATCATGACCTCCCGGCGCTTGCCGCCCTTGCCGTCCTTCACGACGAGGAAGGGAGAGTCGTTCGTCAGGTACAAGTCGTCGAGGTCGAGGCTCGCGATCTCGGCGCGCCGGAGCCCGGCCCAGACCGCTACGTAACAGATCACGCGGTTCTGGATGGCAGTGCGGTTGCCATTCAACTCGGCGAGATCCGACTCGTCGTCGAGGAAGCGCTTCAGCTTCGACCACTCGCGATCTTGAAGTAGCTCGGTCCGGTGGAGATCCCACTGTTTCATCGCAGTCTCCTAGCTCTTGAGCGCGGCCTTGTCGCGGGCCGCCAGATCACAGTCGACGCAGTCCCCGCAGGCACAGTGTTCACCGCAGTCGGCGACCTTGGTCGGGTCGACACCGCCGAGGGCCTTCTGGCACTTGGCCGAGCAGGCGATGGGCAGGAAAGTCGCGCGGGCGCAACAGTAGACGAACGTCGCGGTGATCGTGCGCTTCCCACAGTTTTCGCAGGTCATGTCGGCTCCTTTCATCACGCCTATAAGACGACCCACGCCCATGCGCATTACAGGAAAATGCGCGCGTTCTTGTAGACATGGAGAAGCTGGAAGGCGACGAGCTGACCGACCCCAAGGCCGCTCGCAAGTGGGGCTGGTGGTACTGGAAGATCATCGGCGACGGGCGCAGCGTGTACATGCGCCGCCTGAACATTCTCCTCACCCCGTGGTTCTCCATCAAGCTGCACCTGATCTACCGCCCGGACCAGCAGCGGGACCTGCACGACCATCCGTGGTCGTTCCTGTCCCTCGTGCTCTGGGGCAGCTACGTCGAGGACGTGCCGACCGAACCCTGCTGCGGCCCGTGCCGGTGCGACGACTGTGATGCCGACCGTGAGCCGCGGCACGTCCGGTGGGTGAACTGGAAGCGCGCCGAAGACAGGCACGCCATCACTTGGGTCAGCAGCCGCCCCATCGTGACTCTAGTCTTCTGCGGCGCGATCCGCCGGAGCTGGGGGTTCTGGACCAAGAAGGGCTGGGTGCGGCACGACCGCTACGAGATCGAAGCATGAGCGACTTTAGAACGTGCAAGATTTGCGGGAGCAAGTCTCTACCGCATGAGCCACACCCGGAAAGCTACTGCAACAAGGCCGAATTGGAGTTGATGAAGAAGCACGCGAAGGAGGGGTGGGATCTCGCCAATACGCGAACCCTCGAATTGCGCACAGCAAACCTGCAGATTGACGAACTAAAACGCCACTGGTTCACGATCCGGCAGGCCGCGAACAGCATGGAAGATATTCTGACGGCAACAGAAAAGCGGATTCGTCCAACCCCGAAGTGCGAGGCGGCGGCCTACGTTCCCGGTTACCCGTGCCCTGCTTGTAAGCAGACACACGATTGAACGCTATGAAGAAGTCTAAAAGAAAACGAAGGCTGCCGCTCTGCTGGCTGTGTCGAAACAGACTCCGGGAGGGATGGAAGTGGGTCGCCAGCAAATGTGGCCTTGTGCGGATGCACCCCAAGTGTCGTAAATTTTACTGGGCATAGACGGAAGAGCTATACGGTGCACAACAAATCGCGGGTGATCCGGAGGACGGGTAGCTCCCGTGTCCCAAGGCCAAGTCTCCGGCGGTGGGCAGAGGTTCGACTCCTCCACCTGCGACCAATTATTGATCCGTCCCGTTCATGAAGCGACAGTCGTCATCGGCGACGCCGCGGATGGACGCGTCGACCGGGATCTGCAACTCCTGCAAGTGATTCAGCGCACACTTCCGCCAGCGGCCGATGATCATGAGGTTGTCGCAGAAGCGAAACATCTTCGAGCCCGGGATCAGGACTCGGCCGTCGGGGTAGAGCTTGTGGAAGCTGATCGCCGAGCGGCGCTCGAACTCCGGCGGGTCCGGGTTCTCTAACACCAGCCTCTTCAGCACGGACTTCCGGTAGATCGCGGGCATCGCCATCACGTCGAACATCTTGTCGGGCGCGTCAATGAAGCCATCGCCCGCAGCGGCGGCGTAGTAGTACCGGTTGACGTTGACGACCTGAATGGTGGGATCCTCGTTCATCAGACGAATGGCTTCCATGATCCGCTGATTGGGGACGGGACTGAGAAGCAAGACCTCCTCGATCCAGAAGAGCACCAGATCCTCGGGCACGGAGTCCAGCGCCTGAGCAATGCCCTCACCCCACTCTTGCCTCGCGCGCGCGGGCACGCACACGCCCGTGGCCATGCGCGGGACCGGAAGCCCATTCGTCATCCAGTACATGGGGATGGAGCGGTCGGGCCAGAAGCGGGAGAAGCACGTCTCGGCGATGGGCCAGACGTCCGCGTACTTGTCGTAGCTAGGGACAAGGACGGCTGCGTTCACGACCGAACGCCGTAGCGCTGGAAGGCGTAGCTCATGATGTCTTCGCGGCCGAGCACTGACTCAATCGAAGTCATCCTGCGCAGAGCGAAGCCCTGCTCATCGAACCAGTTGATCAGACCCACTTCAGTCCAATACCAGTAATGCTCGTCGGGCCGGAAGTGCTTGCTCTTCAGGACATGCTCGCGGTCGCGGAAGATCGGGAGCGAGACGAAGCAGTAATTCTTGATCTTGGCGACGACGCCCTTCGCGTCCAAGATGTGTTCGAGCGTGTCCCAAAAACTGTAGTTGGGGATCTCGTCGTAGTTGCCGAGCAGGTCGAGGCCCTGCAACCACGCCAGCGCGACAGGGTTCACGTCCTGCCCGAACGTGTTAGGACGGGACCGAACGAAGTCGCCCGATCCGATGCCGACGTCAAGGAGCTGCTCGTCCGGCTTCAGGCACTGGCCCACGAACCACGCCCGGCACGCGGTGATGGCCTTGCCCATGGGCGTCTTGCCGTAGCCCTCGTACTTGGCCCAATAGTCCGGGCCGTACACGGGATCGATCACGGGATAGAATCCCATCATCTTGGTGTCGTCCCACAGCAGTCCTTTGTCGATCATAATTATTCCCTTGATATTCTCTTGGACTGGTCCAAGATTACGTGACCACTCATCAAGACAATTTCCAGCGCATGTGCATCACGGGTTGGATGATCGGCCGGTTCCAGATCAAGGGTTGGGTCGAGGTCGGCGTGCACGAGGGCGAGACCGTCGGGTACTTCTCGGAGCTCGTGCCCGGCAAGATCGGGATGGGATGCGACATCAACGCCGAGACGCTGGAGATCGCGCGGGGCCGGTACCCGTGGCTGCAGCTCAAGGTCGCCAGCTCCGTTGAATACCTGCGCGAGGTCGACGCGCCCCGGCCGTCGGTGTTTTACTTCGACACGACGTGGGGATCGGAGAGACCGCTCGGCGAAGAGCTGGCTATCGTCCACAATCGTTTCCCGGAAGGGATCCTCTACGTCAACAACGTCGACTTGGATTGCGGGCAGGCCGGATGCCACAAGGTCCCGCCCGCGGTGCTCCAGCAGTACGGCCGGGTGATCGTGCCCGACTACTCGGTGCCCGTGCCGGTCGCGGGCTACGGGATCGTCGTGCCCGATGGCGAGGTCCTACCGCCGATGACGCATTGGAAGGTTCTCCCCAAGTCCTGATTCCCCCGGCACCTCGACCCACTTCCCGAGCACATGGTCGAAGCTGCTCACGATGCGCGCCGGATTCCCCTCGACGATCACCCACGGCGGCACGATCCGACTTCTCACCACGGCCCCGAGCGCCACGACAGACCCCTCGCCGATCTCGCAGTTGTAGAGCGTCGCGAACCCGGCGATAAACGCCTTGGGCCGAATGATAATCGAGCGCGCGGTCACGTCGCCGAACTTGCCGGGCATCGGGTTGTGGGACTGACAGACCAGCCGGGCCTCCCAGCCGATGTTGCAGTCCCGGGAGATGTGCAACATGTCGGGCGCGCGACAGTCGACCCAGCAGTCTCGGCCGGTGAAGTAGGACTCGGGCAATTCGCAGTGCGGCTGCGTGCGGAAATCGCCAAGGATGTGCGCGCCCATCAATAGATCCGATCTTCCTTGCGGAGATGCTCTATGTTGCTCTCCCGGAAGGTCAGGCGGTAGAGGTGCGGCGTTCCGGTGATGAGTGTGGTGACGCACTCGGGCTGGTCCAATAGCAGCACGAGATGGTGCTCCAGCGAATCCAAGATGCTCTTGCGCATCGTGCGCTTGTAGTGGAGCTGGAGGATGCTCTCGTTCTTATCGTCTCCATAACCGAGGGCGCTGCCGTATTTCTTCGTCTCCAGCGGGAACTTCAGCCAGACCGGATCGCTCTTCAGTGCGTCCAGAGGCTGGATCACGATGGCGTACCAGCACTCGCCGTCGACGAAGCGAGGGAAGGGATGGCCCGTCACATGGGGATTCGACATCCAGAGATCGAGAGGTTCGATAAAGCGCTGCACCAGCACGCGCTCAAGAGTGTTCAGGACGTGGGCCTGTCCCGCGCGCTCGCACTCATTGACCATGAACTCCCACTCGGCGGAGACGAGCGACATGCGCGCTATGATCTCGTCGTTCTCTAAGTCAATGCGATGGTACGACGCCCGCCAGTTGGCCGCGTCTATATCGGCCGCTTCGAGGGCCTCGACGAGATCGTCCGTACTCAGGCCGTCGCGGTTGGGGTGCTCTTGTTCGCAGTCCTGCGGGATCAGGAATAGGAGGGCCAGCAGCATCCTCATACTTGTAGGAACGCCGCCAGATGCTACAAATCAGACGGTGAGCTGCAAGATCAACTTGAGGGCCTCGCCCGACGGGATCTCCTCGGCGTCGGCGTCGTCGCCGTTGAGGAAGTCGAGGGCCTTGGGGTCATCGATCCATGTGGCCGACTTGGGATCGTAGTGCTCCAGCGTGAGCTGGGTGTCCGTGATCGTGAGGCGCAGGATCCCGGTCGGCTTGGGTTCCGTGGCGGGCTGCAACTCGAAGTAGCGGATCTTCGTCATACCATCCTCCTCATGCCTGTTCCTGATTCACCGACCGGCCGAGCCGCTTGACGCCCGGCGGCACGGTCACGCCAGCCCAGCGCTGGTTCATCTCGTTCCAGAGCTGGAGGCGCTGCTCCTTGCTGCCTCCCGCGTTCCGGAATGCTTCGTAGACGGTGTGGTTCTGCTGCTTGATGGCAAAGCTCTCGGGCGTGTGGAACTGGAGCTCGAACTTGAAGCCGCTCTTGTCGGTCATCACGTAGTTGAGGCCGTGGTAGACACCGGGCGGCGGGGGCCAATAATTCTTGTCCTTGCCCGGGGCTGCTTCGATACCCTGCGCCTTGAGGTTGGACAACAGCTTCTCCACTCCGGCGGTGTACTGGTCCGGACTGAACGATGCCGTGAAGCGGAGGGAGTCGTAGATGTTGTTACGCGCCTGCTCAGGCGTGAGATTCTCGGTGGCCATCTTCTCGGCGATCTTCTGGGAGATGCGGTCGGCCGAGGTCTTGATGCGATGTTCGAGACCGATCATCTGGCCACCGCTCGTGTCGACGGTCATGGCGATCAGAGGCGTGATCTTGTTGTCCATCGCCCGGGCCTGCGCCATGACGTGCTCGGTCTGGGCCCGGATCACGGGATTGACCGCCGCGTTCTGCCCGCCGCCGGGGGCGCTGCCTCCGACTTGGCCCGGGCGACCGGAATGGCCATGGTTGCCGGAGTTCGCGTTGCCCTTACGGAAGGGGTCGTCGAAGGGAGAACTGGGACGAGACGCTTTCAACATGCACCCTCTTGGACCATCAATCC